ACCTGGTCTACGTCTACGAAGCCTGGCACCTGCCGTCTGGGCCTGGTGCCGATGACGGCGAGCACATCGTCTGCATCGAGAACGCTACGCTGCTTCGCGAGAAGTGGACGCGCGACACGTTCCCCTTTGCCTTCCAGCGCCGCAACGTACCGCTCGTTGGCTTCTGGGGGTCGTCTGCCGTGTTCGAGTTTGGCCCTGCGCAAGAGGAGCACAACCGGCTCTCTCACAAGCTCCAGCAGGCGCACAACATCATGGGCGGCTCGCATATCATCATGCAAGCCGGCACCCTCGGCAAGACCGTGTCGCTCGACAACGGCATCGGCACCATCATCGAGTACCTGCCCGGCGGCTCGCCTCCGATGACGTTCAACCCTGACCCGGTGAACCCGCAGACCTACGCCTATCGCTCCAGCATCCCGCAGGAGATTAACCAGGGCCTCGGTCTGTCGAACATGAGCGCCAACTCGGAGCTTCCTGCGGGTCTCCGAGCAGCTTCGGGCAAGGCTCTCCAGGTCTACGAGGACTTTGAGTCGGAGCGCCTGCACGTCTTCCACAAGCTGCACGAGCAGTTCGCCCTCGACGTGGCCAAGCTCTTCATCGCGGAAGCCGAAAGCATGTTGGCTGCCGACATTGACGTGGCCGTCGCCCGCCCCACCAAGAGCACCCTTGAGGAGCTGTCCTGGTCGGAGGTCCGCATGGACCAGCGCGAGTACCGCTTGCGCATGTACCCCATCTCGAACCTCTCGCGGCAGCCGTCTGCCAAGTTCGAGCAGATTCTCTCCATGGCCCAGTTTGGCCTCGCCGACAAGCCGACGCTTCGTCGCCTGCTCGACATGCCAGACATCGACGCCGAGGAAGACCTCGCGAACGCCCCGCGCGACGCCGTCGACATGCAACTCTACGAGATGGTTGAGTCGCGTCGCTACGTTGCGCCGTCTCAGTACATCGACCCCCTGATGGCGCAAGAGCGAGCCAAGCTCTTTATCGCCAAGTGCATGGTCGACAAGGTTCCGCAGAAGAAGCTGGACCTTGTCGCCCAGTACATCGAAGAGTGCGCGGCTATCATCGCCGCTATGCAGGCACCGGAGCAGGCGGCTCCAGTCCCGCAAGCGCCTCCCACTGGTGAGCAGACCGGTGAGATGGCTCAGGTTGCCGCCCCAATGGCCGGGGAGGGCGCTGCTCCGCCCGACCCTGCCTCTATGGGAGTGTAGCATGAGCGATTTCACTGGTTCTGAGGCTGTGGATACGGGTGCGGGCTCGGCTGAGCCCGTTGCACACGCTGATTTGGTTGCTGCCGCGCGCTCGGCGATGGACGATGCAGAGGCTACGCCTGCCCGCGTGGCCGCAGATGCCCTCGAAGACCTCGCCGATGGCAGTGAGACCGCCGAAGAGGAGGCCGCTCAGGCCAAGCCGGCCAAAGCCAAGCCCGTCCAGGCTGCCGACGATGACATTGACCCCCGTGAAGTCATCCGAAGCCGCATGGAAAAGGCTCGTGCGGCCAAGCACGCCAAGGCGGAGGCTCGTCGCCAAGCCGATATGGCGGAACGCTTGCGTGAATACCAGCAGATGCAGGCTGAGCGCGCCCCGCAGGTCTCTCAGTTCGACGTGGATGGCTTCAAGTCGAAGCTCAAGACCTCCCCGCTGACGGCTTTGCAGGATTTGGGCATCAACCTGGACGAGTTTACCCAGGCTGCGCTTGAGGAGAACACGCCGCAGTCGAAGATGCTTGCCCAGATGCAGGCGCTTCAGGCCAAGATTGACGCTTTCGAGCGCCAGCAGCAGGAAGCGGAGCACGCGGCGCGGCAAAAGCACGAGGAAGCCGAGACCCTGCGCGAACAGCAGGAGTTTTGCTCGATGATCACGAGCGAAGACTACCCTTCGCTCTACGAGTGGTTCTCGGATGACCCGTACGCACTCGTTCGTGAGGCGGAAGGCGTTGCCCGTGAGTTTTTGTCGCGTGGCGGAGACCCGGATGAACTCGGCGACGAGGACATCGCGTGGTTTCTTGAGCAAAAGTACGGGAAGAAGCTGGGTGCCATTAAGGGCAAGAGCGCGGCCAAGGCGTCTGCGCAGCCCGCGCCAGCAACTTCCAAACCCCGGTCGCCCTCCCAGGCGTCTGCATCGGAAACGCGACTCGGGGGTCCAAAGAATCTCTATGACATGAGCCGGGACGAGCAGACGGCCATGCTCATCGAGGTGGCCCGTCAAGAGATGCACAAGTCAGCAAACTAAGGAACAGTCATGCCTATCTCCAGCAACGTCACCGCAATCAACGCAGTCCTCAAGCTCCTCTACAAGAAGGGCGTCCCGAACCTCTCGTACAACAAGCAGGCTCTTCTCCAGAAGATTCCGGTTGCTCAAGACTTCACGGGTGAGAAGAAGGTTCTCGCGCTCCAGACCACCAACCCGCAAGGATTTGGTGCGGACTTCACCCGCGCGTTCTCGCACGCCGACAGCGCCGAGGTCTACAAGCGCTTCGAGCTGTTCCGCGTGCAGCACTACGGCTTCGCGCAGGTCTCTGGCGAGGTCATGCGTACGGCGGTTGACCCCGGCTCGCTCGTGAACGTGTGGCGCAACCGAACGGAGAGCGTCGTTCGCGGTATGCAGAACAGCGCCGGCCGCCTCCTGTACGGCTCCGGCACTGGCCGCATTGGCACCGTCAGCGCGTCGGGTTCAGCGTCGACGACCGTTACGCTCCAGACGTCGGCAGACATCGCCAACTTTGAAGAGGGCATGTACATCACGATGTACACGGCGGAGGACTTCGGCGCTTCGTACATCGATTTCTCGACCGGCGCTGCGGCTACCACTTTCAACGCCACGAACATGGTTCGTAAGGTCACTGCGGTCACGCGCGACCTCGCGGCTGGCTCGGCTACTCTTACGCTGGACACGGCCGCGAGCTGGCTGGCTAGCTCTATCATCGTCCGCGACGGCGACGGTATCAACTACAGCGCTGGCGCGACGAGCTACGACACCAACGCTCGCTCGATGGCCGGTATCAAGCAGTGGATTTCGGGCAGCCTCATTGGCTCCGTGCCGTACGGCAACACGCTCTTCGGCCTCAACCGTTCGAGCGACAAGGTCCGCCTCGGCGGCTCGGTCCTCAACGGCTCTGGCCTCAACATGGTCGAGGCCCTCCAAACCCTTGAGAGCAACATCCTCTTTCAAGGCATGGGCTACCCCACGGCCATTGCGGCCAACACGCTCGACATCGCCAACCTCAAGAAGTCGGCGCTCTCGGACGTTATCCGCATCCCGGCGCAAGACCCGAAGCAGAACCTCAACTTCCAGTCGGTCGTGTTCATCGGCCAGAACGGCCCCATCCCGTTCGTGGAAGACCCCTTCTGCCCGCGTGGCGAGGCGTACATGCTCAACCTCCCGTCGTGGAGCCTCTCCACGGCTCCTGGCGGCATGTTCCAGCTCGTCGACTGGGACGGCGTGAACTTCCTCCGCCTCACCAACGAGGACCAGTACCAGGCGCGCTTCGCCTCGTACTACCAGCTCGGCTGCGACAACCCCGGCTCGAACGGCTACGTCTACAACTGGGGTGCCTGATAGGCCCAGCCTAGAAAGGAAAAGGCCATGCAAGGTACTGCACTTCGGTCCCAGCTGCGGACCAATGTTCCAGGTCATCAGGTGCTTTCGGGCACCGTGACAGTCACTAGCGGAAACCCGGCCATCGGCGCTGGCAAGCAGTTCACCGTGGGCAAGGGCGTGCTCTCGCTCACGCTCGCGACCACTCCCACCATCGCAAACGCGCCGAACGCAACCTACGCCAACGTCCCCGTGACGACGGCCAGCGGGTCGACCGCCCTCTGCTCGCTCACGACTGCGTCTGCCGTAGTCACGGCGGCAACGGTCACGGCTCCCGGCTACGACTACACCGCTGCTGCGGCCATGTCGGTTGCCGTTGGGTCGCTGTTCTGGCATGCCAGCTCGCTCGCCACGAGTCTCACTCTGACGGCCGGCACCTACTTCATTCCAATCGTCGGCAACGGCGGGACCATCACTGGCAGCGGCATGGTTGCGCGTGTGGTTACGAGCGCGACAGCGATTACGTCTGTCACGGTCAACCCGACGACGCAGTCCGGCACCTCGCTCGGCTCTGGCTACGGCACGAGCGCGATTACTTACAACATCCCAGCGGACGCGCTCTACTCGGGCTCGCCTGCTATCGCCAGCGCCTTTGTGCTCACGCCAAACGCAAACATCTCGGTTGGGTCCATCACGCCGGTCATCACGGGCAACATCTCCGTGATCTATCCTGGCCAGGTGGTATCCACCGTTTCGGCGCAGGCGACGCCCATCGCTACCGTGGGTGACACCGCGTTCACGGTGACGTTCCGCTATGGCGGGAAGCTGTACTCGAACTTCGGGACACTCAAGAACGTCACGTCCGGCCCGCCGAACGTGGCTGACCTGACGTTCTCGTCGGCGACGCCAGGCGACGGAGATGGCTTCGCGTTCAGTATCGTCACGACCGACACCGAGATCGCTGTCTGATGAAGGGCAAAGGACTACTCATCGCCATGCTCGGCAAGGGCAAAGGCGGAGGCGGCATGGAGGAGGAGGAGGATGGACCCTCTTCTTCCAACATGGAGTCGGATGGACCTTCGCCTGACAAGGTGAAGCTGTTCCGCAAGATGCGGAAGGCGTTCCAGTCCGGCGATGACGAGGGCGGAGCCATGGCGTTCGAGGCGCTTGCCTCAATGTGTGGCGACGAGTACGAAGACGACTGAAAGGATAAGGGTTCACCATGGCTCTCATGAGAACACTCGCTCAACTCCGCGAGGAGGCACGGCAGCGTGCGGACATGGTGAACTCTGCCTTCGTCACGAACGCAGAAGTCGACCGTTGCATCAACGAGAGCTGGGCGCACATGTACGACCAGCTTCTCGCAACCGGCGAGGACTACTACCTGAAGTACGTCAACATCCCATCGGCGACTTCAGGTGGCATCTTCCAGTTTGGTACACGCACCGCTTCGTCTGGCGGTCTGGCGACCGACGTTTACCAAGTTCGCGGTGTAGATGCGATTTACTCCGACAACTGCACGGTCAACCTGCCCAGGTTCAACTGGGAAGAGCGCAACATCTACTCGGCGACGCCTGCGCTGACGCCGTACTACCCCATCATCGCGTACCGCGTCATCCAAGACCCGGTCTCGCAGAACGACGCCATCGAGATCATCCCGAACAACTCGAACGGCATCACTAACTTGCGTGTTTGGTATTACCCTAACCCGAAGTACCTAACGATAGACACCGACTCGATTGATGGCCGCTCCGGCTGGGAGGAATGGGTAGTGATTGACGCGGCGACGAAGCTCCTCGCGAAGGAAGAGAGCGACACGTCGCAGCTCGAACGCCAGGCTGCCCGCATCTGGGCACGAGTGATGACCGTTGCGCAGAACCGTGATGCCGGTCAGTCTAAGCGGGTTACGGACGTGAGCTACAACTCCGGCATGTGGCCGTGGTCTGCGGGATTCCCGCGACGATAACAGGAGCGTGCGATGCCGAAGCAGGACAAGCCGTCTCAGTTCCTTGCTCGCGACGCCAAAGACCCGCTGGCCAACGCGGTGCAGGAGTCGCTTGCGCAGGTCACGAAGAGCCTCCGGCAGCAGCCGCCGCCCAAGCAGCTCGTTAGCTCCTTGTCAAAGCAAACGCCTGACCAGGGTATCACGTTCAAGCCTGGCCAGATTGTCGACATCCCGCATGGACTTGGCCGTAACGCGGCTGGCTTCAACATCGCCAAGGTCGTGACCGACACGCCCAACGCGAGCAGCGCCCCATATGCTGCTCCGAACCTGCAAGTGGTTGAAGTTCCTGGCCCACTAGGGCAAAAGATCATGCGTCTTCGCTACATCGCTCCGAAGGACTCGAACGGGGATGACGTGAAGACTCCCGTGCGCCTGAATCTGGAGATTTTCTGATGCCGACTCGCGACCAAGTGATTCAAGTGCCGTTCGTCGGCGGCATCGACGAGTACACGGACCCCGACCAGCTCCAGCCTCCGGGCATGGCGGCACTTGAGAACGCGGTCGTGCGCAAGACAGGCCGTATCGAGAAGCGCGAGGGCTTCCAGTACCTTGAGAAGTATGGCGTACCTGGCGTCCCCGTAGATGCGTTTGGAGGCTCCTCTGGCCCCATCTCGCCCAACATCGAGGCGCTGGGCGTCAACAGTGGCAAAGACGGCTCCAGGCTCCTTCTCGCGTCCGACAACACGCTGTTCGAGTATGTGGGTTCCGACGCGACGCACGGCTTCCGAGACGTGAACCGCTTGCCGTCCTGCTACGGTACGCTGCATCCGATTGACGCGACTGGCGGCGAGGTCATCGAGGTCGAGTCGATGCTCGACGACGCTGGTGCATACCGTTGCACGGTGTGGGTTCTCGGCGTCCGCAACGGCCAAGACCTTACCAACGACCGGGCCATCTCGTCGCAACCGAATGGGACGCACGGCGTCTACGTCGCGGTGCAGCGCGTCAACGACGGCTCCTTCGTGCTGCCTCCTACCCGCGTTCAAAACGCCGCTGGCAACGACGCCTCGCAGGCGTGCGACCTTCGTATGACCAAGTGCCTTGCCGATGGAGGGTCTGCGAGGCACTGGGTTGTCGCGTTTAGGAGTGAATACCTCAACGTGTGCGCGTTCGTGGTCAACTCGGAGGACTGGTCCCTGAAGCCTACGATGTCGCTTGGGACTCTCATCTTGCCGCGATATCACCGAGCGTTTGACATCACGGGAGTAACCGGAGAGCGGTACTCGCTTCTGGCCATCTGTCAGGCTGATTCGACTATTGCAAGCTCCGACATCGCGATGAGCCTGGTCTCGTTCGATGGGTCGACCGGGGTGTTCTCGACGGTCTATTCGATGCCTGGTGGCGCTATTGACGAAGCTAATGCCTACGGGTCCACGACCCTCAGCGCGTATGACTGGGATCGGCGAACGCCTCGCGGCGTAGTGCTTGAGACCGAGCCGGCCACGTCGACCGTCGCGATGGCGGCTCGCATGATCTACGAGATGGACACGGCCCCGCTCTATCTTGACGGGAAGTTCGTCACCATGCGAGCCAACTGCGCGGGATCGACCATCTCCTTCACGTTCGACAGCTTCGCCTGGCTGCACAAGTGCGCATTTCAAACTGAGGATGACTTCTCGTCATTCGTCAGTGGCCGCGCCGAGGTAAAGCGCACTGCGTCATGCGACCAAGTTAGCATGTACATACGCACTGACGGGTCTACTGCAAATTCTTCGGCCAGGGCGGTGCTCACTGCGACCTTTGCGGATGGCACATTTCAGCCGTATCAACTCGTAAGATTGACCGAAGGCCCTCTAGGTATTGATTTTACGAATCCAAGCCCATACGCGGGAGAGGACAACGTAACAATCTCGTCAGCGGGCTCGTTTCCAGTCCCGACGCATCAGTATCCGTCTACCAACAAGGTTGGGATTAGGCATCCTACGAGCGGTATCCTGCCTACGCTTGATACTGCGATCATTGACCAAAGAAACGTCACGCGAGTACAGGTCGGCCCGACGCCTGGCGTTGTCGGTTACGCAAACACGGTTCAGAAGTGTCGCCTCAGCACGGGTGCGGGCGTCAGATGCTTCGCCATGGTCGCGTTCGATGGCACCGGCGTTCCTTTCGAGGCGGCCCTGTATTGCGGCAACGCGCCAGGCAACGCCTTTGCCGTGCAGTCGCTTGCTGATATTCTGTTTCTTGAGGCGAGCACAGGAGACCCAATCACGGGGCCGTGGACCGCTCCAGTAGCAGTGCCAGCTGGCACGCTTCAGGTGTACGACGACTTCAACAAGCCAACGGTGCTGCTGCCGCAGGAAATCGTATTCTACGATATTGGTTCTAACACGGTCCCGCTCACTCAAACCCTGTTCGACATCAACACGGGCCTTGAGCACTGCGTCCACAGATGGGACGTAAAAACCGTTGGGAACACGATAATTACGGCTGTGTCGTCAGCGTCCGCCGGGACATATAGCGGGCCCAACGGCGACGCGGCATTTGGGTACGTTAGCCCGTTCGCGAGGAATACGTTTTTCGAGGTATACCCATGGTCGTTCGCGTCCCAGCCTCGGCACGACCTTAACGCATACACGACATCTGGCTCTGCGGCGGCTACGCCAATCTGGTGCGCGATCGGCGGCCCTTGGCGCATGGTCAGCAGCCTTGTGCTGCTCGCTGGTTCGCGGGTCGGATGCGTCGTGACGCCAGCCGGAGATGAGCAGCAGTGCAGCGCGTTCTTTGTCTCTTTCGGCTACGGCGACGCCGAGATCATCACTGACCTTGACCCGCTCGACTTCGAGCCGATTCAATATGCAGGCGGAGTCACCTACTCAGACAACAAGGGCGTATTCGTCGAGTCGATGAACATGCCCCGCGTGTCGTCCGTGCCGCTCAACTGCCCACGCCTTACGATTGCGTTGTCTGGAGAGGCGTCCGTTGGAGCCGTCAGGCTTGGCCCGAGTGCGGGGAGCAATCAGGTCGTTGCTATCCAGTACTCGTTTGCCGCTGCTGGGTGGAGGTCCGTCCGCCAGTTTGGAGACTACTCAGTCATTAACGGCGGCATAGTCTCGTCCTTTGACGGATCGTCATGCAGCGAGCTGTCTACACTGGTGTGGCCCCAGCGAGACCTGGTGAGCATCGCATACGACAGGCCCGCGTCGAAGCTGTTCCAGCTCGAAAACCAGAGCACGAACTATTACGGGTGGCAGAGCCCGAACTTCTCATTCTGGTATGACGTTAGCTACACAACGTATATCGGACCTCTGCTCTGGAACATCACGAAGCCGTGGTTCGCGTATGAGGCTGGCCTCAATAGCCCGACTGGAAACATCCCAGCTGGCGCGAACGGCGGGAACATCGGGACTGGGGCGGCCGCGTGGGCCAACGTGAAGACGACGTGGGGAGGCGACCCGACGCTAGACTACCAGGCCGTTTACATTGACCCTCGGTTCCAGCAGGTTCAGCCTGTGTCAAATCAGGCCAGTGGCGTCGGCGTAAACCAGGCGTCGATGAGCCACTACTATGGCCGCTATCAGTCTGGGTACTCTGCGTACAACTTTGAACGGCCTGGTCCCGCCAACATCGGGTCATACATCGTCAACTGGGCTCCTCGCAAGGCTCCGATTGACGGCACGTCGGCGGTAGCTAACTTTTTCCAGTCGGCAAACCGATACGAGCCGCTCGTTGCGAATGGCGACTTCATGGTCCGATGGTGCTACGAGTTTGTTGACGGCACTGGCCGTATCTCTATCAGCGCACCAAGCCAGGCGACGCTGTTCACGGTGTGCGCGACTATTACCTACACCAAGAACCCGTCGAACCAGCTCGACGAGCCGCGCCCAGGTGGCGTCGTTGACGAGTACCGCTACGGGTTCTTCGTCCCTCGCCTTGAGTTAACCAACCGACTTAAGACTGCTGCTGCCGACTCCAAGCGCATGGTTGTTCAGCCGTACTTCACGGCAGAGCCGTACTCGACCGTGTTCTACAAGGTGCCATTCACCAACTTTCTCAGAGAGTACCAGAGCGACTTTACGGTTAGCCGCAACGCAACGCGAGGAGTCGTCCCGTATGCAGGCTCTCCGAAGTCTTTCGGCGGGCAATACGGTCTTGTTACAAACAACCTGAAGTGCTTTGACGGCCCACATGGCGACTACAACGGCCTGCTCACGCAGCCTGTGCTGTATACTGTCGGCGGCGGACTAGACAATGTGCCACCACCCTCTGCGCTCTGCATGACGGTGCACCAGAATAGGCTCGTGCTCGGTGGCGCGGACGACGCCACGGTCGTGTGGTTCAGCAAGGAGCTATCGTCGACCGACGCGCCTGGCTTCAACGACGCGCTCACCATTCAGATTGAGGATGGCGGGGCTGTCACCGGGCTAGCTTCGCTTGAGTCGCTGCTCATCATCTTCAAGCGCGGTATGACGTGGCTCGTGCCTGGCGACATGCCAGACGACACGGGTAGCTCCATCAACCGTGGATACGTCTCGAACACCCTCGGGACGCCTGTGCGTATGCCGCACGGCATCGGGTGCGTCGACCACCGCAGCGTCATTGAGACGCCCGTGGGCGTGTTCTTCAAGAGCGAACGCACCATCGAGCTTCTCGCTCGCGACATGAGCATCACGCCTGTGGGCCTCAAGCTCGACGATACGCTTTCCGTGTACACGGAGATCACGAGCGCGATTCACAACGCCAAGGATACCGAGGTTTGGTTCGCCCTCCGTGACCCGTACAACGTCACGAGCATCGTCTTCGCAGTATACAACTACACGACGGACGTGTGGTCTAAACATGTCGTCGATGCTGATGCAGACGCGCCTCCGACGTTGCCTATGACCATCATGGACAACAACGTGTACTTTGCGATTAACTGGGACGACCCGCTTGGCCTTCAGGCTCCGCAAGCGGCCGTGTACCAGCAGACCGAGAGCAAGTTCTTCGACGTTACCCCAGAAGGGCGCAAGTACGTTTTGATGGCCGGGACCACCGCCCCCATCGCCCTCAACAACGTGCAGGGGTATCAGCGTGTGAAGCGAGTGCGCCTCATCGGCAGCCCCATCCCCACCAAGAGCACGGGCGCTCCGCAGTCTCGCGAACCGCACGGTATGCTAGTCGGGGCGTTCACCGACTATGCGCTGACTGGCCCGAATAATGGTTCCCAGCTCGCTCAATGGACGGAGTCTGAGGCGGCCGCCGTCTACGCTGACCAGAACCGGGAAGTCTACGAGGTTCACGTCAAGGAGCAGAAGGGCCAGAAGGTATCGGTCGGCTTTCAGGAGATTGCGCCGGCAGACATCTACTCGCTCTCTCACGGGTACGGCACCGCTTTCTCTAACATGTCCATCGTTGTTGGCTTGAAGGCTGGCCTTGACAAGCGTATCACTCCAGGGGCGAAGCATTAGGAGAATCCATGGCAATCGATCCACTTTCTATCGGCGTCGCAGCCGGTGTGTCTGCGCTCTCTCCTGTTGTCGCAAAGGGTATTGGCTCGCTTTTCGGGCTCGACCAGCCAAGTGAGGAGGAACGCCAGGCTGAGCAGCTTCGCCAGCAGGCGCTCGACCGACTTACGGCGCAGGCCGAAGGCCGCACGGCGTCGCCGGCACAACTTGCCGCCATCGCGCAGCAGCAGCGCACGCAGCAGGCCCTCCAAAGCCTTGCGCAGCGCGGTAGCGTGCAGCAGCGTGCAGGCAACTTGCGGACGGCCATGCAGGCAGCCCCGGAAGTCATGGCCCAGCAGGGCGCTATTGCCGCTCAGACGCGCGCGCAGGAGATGGAGTCTGCCCGCAACGCGCTCGCGCAGATGCAGATGGCGTCGGCTGCTCAGCAGGCTGCCTCTGGCCGCCAAAACCGTGAGTACATGCAGCGCATCGTCGGGGCTGGCGTCTCTGGCGCTGGTGCGATTGCGGGGCAGGGTATGCTGATGGGCGCGGAGGACGCGGCCAAGAAGACTGCTACGACCTCGCAGGCTCAGACCGCCGCTCCTACTACCCAGGCTAATCCGGTTGTCGCGGCTCCATCGCCAACGGTGCAGCAGCAGCCATCGTCAGTCAACTTGACGGCGACTCCGCTTCAGATGCAGATGGCGGAGTCGCAAAAGCCGAAAGTATTTAGCACGTCCCTTAAGCAGCCGAACTTCCAGCTTGGCGCAAGGGCTAGGAACGCTTTGTATGGCACTCCAGAGGCTGCGGACGTTTTTGATATGCAGCTAACCCTTGGCAACCCATATCTCAACCGGACATGAGAGGATACCATGGGTAACTTCGACCAGATGACAGACGACGAGCGCAACAGGGCGGTGCTTGAGGAGCAGCGCCGAGCGCAAGCGGCGCAAGCCGAGTCGGCAGAGGCGCGATTCGACTCCGTCTCCATGCCGTTTGACCTCCCGCCTGTTCAGTTTACAACCCTGCCGAACCAGGGATTGCCTCGCGAATTGCGGGCAGCCCCATCCGCTACCGCAATGACTGGCGGTGGCGTCAATGCCGTCGCCCCCACCGTGACCGACTACGAGAAACGGTTCGCGAAGCCAGCGGCCCCGCAGATGGGCACCGAGGGCGCGGGAGGGCCTACGGAGCCTGCTGAGGAAGATGAGTTCGCTTCGGCGCAAGGGGAGCTTGAGCGCCGCCGTCAGGCGGGAGCCAGGGCATACTCTGCGGCCATGGCTGGCGGAGGCGGCGGAGGCTACACGCCAGAACAACTGAAGCTCAACGAGCGCCTGCGTACAGCCTACGAGACCGGGCTTTCTGGCGTTGAAGACGTGGAGCGTGAGACGGCTGCGTTTCAGCAAGACCCACGACGCGCCGCGTTGATGCAGCAGGAGGTCGCCCGGCAGCAGAAGGCGGTGACGGCTGAAGAGGGCCGCTCGAAGCGACTCGAAGACATTGGCCTTGAGCAGAAGCGCGTCACGGGCGACATCGCCAAGAAGATTGACGAGTTCAAGATTGACCCGAACCGCGTCTTTGGCCAGGGCGGCCAGCGCGCTGCGGCTACGTTCGCTCTGGGCCTGGCCAACGTGTTTAGCAACGTCGGAGAAGCGATGCAGGGCAAGGCTGGGACTAACGCGGTCCTTGGCCTCATCCGAGACCGTGTCGCGCAGGACATCTCGCTCCAAGAGAACGACTACCGCCGTATGCTCCAAGGCTACGAGGTGCGCCGCAACGGCCTCATGGACGCCATCCAGATGGTTGGCAACGAGCGCCAAGGCGCGGAGGCGCTCGCTCGTCAGCAGGTGCTCGCGTACGCTGGGCAGCTTGCCCTTCTTGAGCAGAAGGTTACGGACGCAAAGGTTCGCGGGGTCATCTCGCAAGCCAAGTCGACCATCCTTGCCCAGTACGGCAAAGACGAGCAGGCTATTGAGACGGCTAACGTCGCATCGCGCAACCAGGCTCGCGCTCAGGCTGCATCGTTCGCAGCCCAGGAGCGTCGGCTTGCTGCGCAGCAGGCGCAAGCCCTGGCGGTATCCGGCATCTCGGATAAGGAGCAGGGCCAGGTCAACGAGGCGCTGAAGACGGCCCGCGACAAGGGGCTTTACGTCCGCACGCGCGGTCTTCAAGACCTCCGCAAGGTCGTAGAGTCATACCCGAACGCAGCCGCAGAGGCGCGTGGGGCCATTGGCCAGTTCTGGCGCTCCGTCGCCGAGGACAAGGACCGTGGCACCGTAGCGTCGATGCTTTCCAATATCGCGCTTGAGGGTCTCTCTGACGGCGCTCGCAAGTACATCACGGCATACAGCAACTACATCGGCCCGCGCATCCGGTCGCAGGCTGGCGCGAACGTCACCGCTGGCGAGCGTACGCTGTACGACCCGGAGAAGTACACGACGCCTGCGGCTGTCGATGTGATGATGAAGAACGAAAACCGTCGCGTCGCCGACGAAGCCAAGGAGATTGAGATTGGGGCCGGTCTTGGCGTGGGCTCCGACGCTCGACTGTTCCTTCGCTCCCAGCTCTACTCGATGTACGGTTCGCAGCCCAAGGACGCCCCCGCGCTCCAGGCCGTCACTCGTGAAGGGAAGCCCGTAAAATGACCGTCAAGCTCCTCGATAAAGAGACCAAGTCGCTCGTCGACTTTGAGCCGAACGCGGTCAACGCGGCGGTCGATAGCGGCAAGTTCCTCTTCCCAAAGAACCGTGGCGTGCCCGTGCGCGCCGATGGCCAGCTCAAGTACATCTCTGCGGCCGACGCAGCGAAGTACCGAGACCGGCTGCTCTTTGTGAACGACGAGGACGTTGAGCGGGGTCAGGCCGAGGAGCGATTCGGTGGTCTCGGCGGAGCGGCTCAGGCGCTCGCGTACGGCGGCGTGAAGGGCCTCACGCTCGGCACCGTGCCCGCTCTCGCATCGGCGCTCAGTCCGGAGTTTGCGGAGTACAGCAAGCAGATCGAGCTTGGCCGTCCGGGCGTGACGGCTGCGGGTGAGATCGCCTCGCTTGCGGTTGACCCGTTTGCCCTTGCAGGCAAGGCCCTTCGGCTTGGGTCTAAAGGCGCTAGAGTGGCTCAGGAGGCGGGGGCTGCGGCTCGCGCTGCGGAGTCGGCTGCGGCTCCGCGCGTCATGGAGGAGGTGTACGAAGCCGAGCGCGCCACGCCGATGCTTGGCGCTGGGCCTACGGCAGAAGCCGCCCCACTTCGCCTTGGTGGTCGTGTTGCTGGAGCAGAGCCGCAGGCGGGAGTTGGTTTTGCCGCAAGAGAAGCTCAGCCTCCTCGCGCACTGCCTCCGGCTGGCCGTGAGCCCGTTGCTGCCCCAGAAAGTCCGCTGACGTACCAAGCGCCGCCGTTTGAGTCGCGGGTGACGACGGACCTGCGCCTTGGACGCTCGGACACCGCCGAGCGCATTGGGGAGCTTGACCGTACGATTCAGTCGACGCTTGGCTCTAAGGCGAAGGGGGCTAAGAAAGATGTAAAAGGACTTCGCGAGGAGCGCGACGCGCTTGCCCAGCAGCTTGACGAGTATGACTTCCAGCTCGCCAAGTACGAGGGGCCGGAGGCGGAGGCGCTTGGGGCTCAAGCGGAGCGCGCTGCCGAGGCCACGAAGTATCGTGTGCCACCGGCAAAACCGACGGCGGTTGAAGGCGTAGCGGGCATGACGCAGGAGCAGCTTGCCGATTACTATGCGGCGAATGGTCTCCCAGAAGGTGTTGATGCGTACGCCGCGCTGACCGCAAGGCCGTCAATGCGTGGCCTTTCTCGCGCTGAGATGGTTGAAAGATTCAACGCTTCTGGGGGCGCTGAGGCTGGCCGTAAGTGGGCGGACCAGATGGAATCGACGTGGCTCAAGATTGCCGAGGAGAAGCCTGCTGGTATTAAGGCCGCTGGTGGAGACTCGATGTGGACAAACTTCCGCGTCGGCAAGGATGTTAGTCCGGCGGCTGGAGCGGCTAGGGACAAGGCGTACGTTACGCTAGGCGACCCACTGTCCTTGTCTGGCGAAGATGTTACTGGCTTTCTTGAAGCCCTGCGCAAAGCCAAATACAACGGGCAGGTAAAGGTTCCAGGCAGCGGAGCTAGACTCATCACGAACTTTGACAATATCGTGATGCACGGAGCGACGAAGGCCGATGCCGAGCTTGGCGAAGAACTGGCTCGCAAGTTTTTTGGAGAGCGCGTTGAAGCTACGTCGTTTGGCCGAGACGTTGCTGGCAAAAGCCATACGCAGCTTCTTGCGGAATCGCTTGAGAAAAACGCGCCAAACATGGTTGTTGGCAAGGTGGGAGCCGCCGCTCCAGAGCTGAAGCTCGGAGAGCGTGCGGCGGCTGAAGCAGAGCAAGCCCGCGAGCGTCTCCGCATGGGCGGCGGTGCGCCGGAGTATGTTGGACCCGAGCCGGGGCCGCTCGCTCTCGCTGGAGAACGGCCACTTGCGCCCACGGCGGCGCGAGAAGGCGTCCTCGAAGCAGAATTCGCGGATCTGCCCGACGCTGGGCCGCGTCTTACGCCGGAGCCGGCAGCTCCAATCGCTGCCGCTCCAGTGCCTCAAGGCGGGGGTTTGACGCTCCCTCCTGGTCTTGCATCCATGTCGGCGCAAGGCGGCCTTTACGGGGCCTCTGAGGAGGCGCGTCGGCAGGCTACGGGCGAGAGCCAGGGCGGCATGGGAGCTATCCTCGGCGCAGGCGCTCTCGGTGCAGCCATCCCGGCTGGGCTGATGCTCGGTGGCAAGGTAGCGGCGAAGGGCGCACAGGCGCTTGCGACCGGCGCTCGCGAGGCTGGTCTGATTGAGCGGATTGCGGCTGGCGCTTCGACCATCGAGAAGCAGCATATCGCTCGCTCCTTCGACCTGTCGCGCGACCAGGTTACGCGGCTCAACAACAAGTTCGCAATCCCTGAGATTGAGCAACAGGGCACCGACGCATTCGTCAAGTTCATCAAGGGCGAGCTTGACGACGTGTCCAAGCTCAAGGCTGCGTTCCCCGACGATGCGTTCCTTCAGAGCATCCCTGAGAACACGTCGCTCAAGTTTGGCCAGCTCACGCCTGACCGCAAGAAGGCGTTCGCTGACGCTGTCGAGCGATTCTACGGCAAGGAGTACGACACCATCTTCACGGACGCGGTGCGATCAGCCCCGGTTGACCGGTCCATCATCGACCGCATCATCGCCGACACCGAGGCGAGGGCTGTTGCCGGAGCGCCGCAGCGCGGCCTTGAGTCCGTGGCCCCTGAGGTTGCTGCGATGCGTGACTACCAGGGCCAGCACTCGGTCGGCACGCTGCGCGAGCTTCAGTCTCGCATCGGCGAAATCTTCCGTGGACGCCAGGGCGAAGGTGGCAAGTTCACCGAGGCTCAGGCTGCGATGTACGGTGGCCTTAAGCGCGCTCTTGCAGACGCCGTCGAGGCCGCTGAGCCAGGAGCAGCAGCTCGCCTTGCCGAGAACGACGTTCGCTACGAAATGTCGAAGATCATGGCGGAGGGAGCCAACAAGGTTCTCTCGAAAGCCACGACCACCTCTCCCATCGGGCGAGACCTGCTCTCACAGTTCGCGCTCGGCTTCGCCGCTGTCGGCCACCCGCTTGCCGCCACCAAGTTCTTCGTCACGACGGTTGGCCTGCGCCATCTGTACAACACGCGCGGCGAGGGCATCATCGCGGATATGGCGGGCAAGCTCTCGACAAGCCTGCGGAAGAACCCGACTGCCGCCGCGACCGAAGCTGCGGACATCATCGTCAACGCGCGCCGCCCCATGCTGCTCGGCATGAGCGCCACGAAGCTCACGGACGCCAAGCCAGAAGACTACACGTCCATGTCTCGCGCGGTTCGAGAGCTTGAGGCAACGCGCGACAAGGCGAAGCGGCAGATTGCCGATGCCACCTCTGGTCTCACCCCAGAGGAGCAGCAGAAGTCCGTCGAGTTCTTCGACAACCAACTCAACGCGCTCGCGTCGGCGCTGCCGAAGGGTATCCCGACCGGCAAGGCGCTCAACGAGCAGGAGAAGAACTACACCATCTTCGCCCGCGCCATCCTCGACCCGCAGGTGTACGGCGTGCAGGCAATCCTGAACGGCGGGCTCGGCGCAAGCGTGGCGGCTGATGCCATCAACTCGCTCGGGCCGCAGGGCCAGGAGTTCCTCCAGAAGCTCGGCGACAACCTCCAGGCGCGCATCAGCGAGAGCGAGCAGCTCCGTGGTCGCGAAGACATGCTGCAAACGCTTCGCAACGTGAAGACCGCTACGCGCAAGAGCGTCGGCGGAGGCGGAGGCGCTCGCCTTCGGGCGCTCCACCCGTCGAGCGACGTGAAGAACATCGCGAAGGGCGCCCCTAGCGCGTTTCAGAACGCAGCCAAGGCATTTTCTGGTAGTGCTAAAGGCATCCAGTAAACACTCTTAGACTGAACACTGTAGTGAAAGGGTAATACGATGAGGAATGGCAGCGCAATTGCGAATGGCGTACGACAGTACGCGGTGACGGTGACTACGACCTGGCAACAGCTTGAGAGCGGCGTTAGCGGCTCCGCTGTTGGGGCTAACGGCTTGGCCGCCGGCCTCCCGGTACTCCGTTGGAAGGGCCAAACGGGCACGTCGTCGTCGGGCAACCAAAACCCGTACGATTACGTCCAAGGGCTGCTCATCCAGAACCGCGACGCGAGCGCGACGCTCTACGTCAGCACCTTCAAGGACGCGGACGGCACGGACCCCTCGATTGCCACGGCCCGCAGCGTAGCGAACGCCATCGCCATCGCCGCAGGTGGCAGCCTGCGCCTCGACAACACCGACGCTACGAAGGTCTGGCTGGCTGGCAGCGGGTCGCTCGTAGCAGCCATCCTGGCGACCTGAGCGCCCATGGGAGCGCCTCAAATCGTTACGACGACATCGGGGCACGTCACGGGACGTTGGGGCTCGTTTTGGGACATTACCGCGAGCCAGGGCGTCCCTTCTGCGAACGGCACGATTGCGGTTGCCATCGGGCAATCCGATCCCGCCAACAGCGGCGTCAGCATCACGCCCGGCAACCGGGTGACGTTCGCTTCGGCGGGCGTCTACTCGGTCACGTTCAGCGTGCAGTTCAACAACACCTCGGCGACCATGTACGACGCGCAGCTTTGGCTGCGTAAGAACGGGACGACGAGCGCCGATGACGTGCCTGACTCGAACAGCCGGTTCAGTGTGACTGGCAAGCACGGTTCAACGCACGGCCATATCCTTGGCACCGTCAACTTCGTCATGTCAATGTCTGCCGGTGATTACATCTCGTTGATGTTCTCGGCACAAAATGTTGCAGTATCCATCGAGACGCTCGCGGCGACGACCGGGACTCCCACCGTCCCTCGCACCCCTGGCGTCATCCTCACGGCAGTACAGGTTTAAGGTTCACCATGAGCGCACCTAACATCATTAACCCACCAGCAGGCGGCGGCGGCGGCACCCCGATTGGCGGCAGTGGCACCGCAGGCTACGTCGCCAAGTTCACCGGAGGCACGTCCATCGGCGACTCGCT